ACGTAGATAGATTTATCGATAAGAGTCCAGACATTTACTACAAAGATCACCTCAAACCAGTGTATACTGATATAAATCCAGAAATAATTTATGAAAAACCAGACGAACTTCGGATTCATAGTAGAGATAATAATCGTATTATTGATCGCGACATTGTTGTTGATGGAGCTGTTATAGCTGAGGTGCATGCGGGCGGCGATAGAGACGTCATTGGTGCTAGACTTCATGGTCGTCGAGGCTATAGCGATAGAGATGATGTCATAACATTTGAAGATGCGGCCAGAGATGATTTGTCAATCGACAGAGGTCTTCTCGATAGAAGGCTTGCAGAATTAGAATATGTCGAAAAAGAGGATTTAAATCGACATGGCAACATCGGAATTGATAAAAATGATGACGGGATCGACATGTCAAAGATGACTGTAGCTAGAGACGATGAGGCAGAACTTGGGGAGATAGATCTAGGTTTTGACGAAAACAACGGTAAAGGATACGGGGTAGCAAAAGGTGGAGAACTTTATGCCTATAACTATCCCAGTCAAGGTGTTGGGGCAGGAATAGGGTCGTCTGCAATAGGCGCGGGAGCAGGAGGAGGGGCTGGACTTGGAGCAGCCATAGGAGAAGGAATACTTAACGGAGAGGTAGTACCTACCTTGGGTGGCGTAGGAACGGGAGCTTCACCCCTAGAAGGGCAACCATCAGACGCGCCCCCTTCAGGCGGCGTTGGAGGTCTTATAGGAGGAGCAGGAGCTGGAGGAGCCGCAGGGTTAACTCAAGGGTATATTACAGAAAAGTTAGGAATGGGACCTGCAAAAGGAATAGGGTATGGAGGAAACGGAAGAGGGTATAATTATGATCACCTCCCAAGAAATGGAGCCCTACATATAATGATGCATGTTGACGGAAGCGGAAGCATATTAAATACCAGAAAGCAACTAGACACAATGAAAGAAACTATTTTAAAAGACGCTCTACTGCCATATTATAATAATGATGAAAATTTGTATAATAATCGAGTTACGATTGTATCTAACGCAGGAGAGAGAACTTTGAAGTTCTTTGCAGAAGCGGCGAAAAAGAAGAATGTATTGGCTATAGCATTTCAAGATGAAGCTCAGCCAGCGTATCATCTTCCAAACTTTAATAAAAAGCCAGAAGACCACTATGTTGAAGATATTACTAAACTCAAGTCGTCACTCAATGAACATACAGGAGTTTATAGGGGAGTTATGTTTCAAGTGGATAGAGGTAAAACCTTTGCGAAATCGTTCAAGGAATTTGTGGGCAACGCATTTAAAGGAAAAGGCTATTTATCCGAAAACAGCTTAAAGAAATATTACAGAGATAACAATTTTAATCACATTAAAAATAAAGATGGAATCGTGTTTAGTGACGAGTATCACGCAAAAGACTCTGGAGACCCGCAGTACTATTTAAACTTAATTTTTGAGGCTTCGAAGAAAATTGGGCTAGAACTAGATATATACGGTGGAGGACTCAAAGACGGTAAATATAACAGCAAATAATATGAAAAAAATTATAACACTCCTTATTCTCAGCGCATTACCCTGCATGGCAGGTAAGCTTTATTTCAATAATGGCAAAGTAATTGAGGCAGAAATATTAGAAGCCAACGAAACGCACATAATAATTTCGCGCGCCAGCGATCTTCAACAATTTAGATTCAAGACTTCTATGCTCACAAAAGATTCTCAAAAACAAATAGAGCTTTATTACTCCAAGGGAAGGTATAGCACAATTCCATCGGTCAATATTCCACTTGAAGCAAGAACCTTAACTCAATATGTTAGGTATATAGATTCCTTAATAGAAGAAAGCCTTAGGAGTAAAAAACTCTTGAGAACAAAAGAGTTAGATGACCAGACTTATGCTAGAAGATTGTATCTTACAGCCATAGGAAGAATCCCCACCTTAAAAGAGCTTAATGAATTCACAGAAGACAGGGATAGCGACAAAAAAGACAAACTCATTCAAAAGCTTTTAAAATCAAATGGATACGTCAACCATCAGTTAAACTGGTGGAGCGATATGCTTAGGGTTAAAGATAGGGTTAACGGCACGAATATTAATGTAGGATCTGTTTATAGAACATGGTTAAGAAACGCAATAGAAAAAAATAAACCTTACGATCAAATAGTGAGGGAGCTTGTTTCAAGCAGCGGTAAGCTACTAGAAGGAGGAGAGGCAGTAAGCTATTACCTTAGAGATAGAGGAATGCAAGAAGATAATCTTTCTCATACTATCAGAATATTTTTAGGCACCCAACTTGAATGCGCGATGTGCCACGACCATCCATTTGACAGGTGGACCCAGAAAGAATTTTATGAAATGACTGCCTTTACGTCAGGAATAGGAAACGTTAGGCTTAGAGATGGAAATAAGGCCATAGGAGAACTTTCTAGAGAAATCAATAAAGACGGAGACGAAAATGCAGGACTTTTTAATAATTGGAGGAACCAAGTCAGAGACTCAATACAATTCGGAATAGATAATAACGGAACAGGGACTATAAAGCTACCAAGAGATTTTGCAGAAGATAACGGAAAACCTGGAGACACAGTTTTTGCCAAAGCGATTTTTACTCCAGAACCTACGGAAACGACACAAGGAGAAAGCAGGAAGGTTTTTGCAGACTGGATGACAAGCAAAGATAACCCAAGGTTTACCACAATGATTGCGAATCGAATATGGAAACAAATTTTTGGAGCAGGATTAATAGAACCTATAGATTCAATGATGGACGATACGCTTGCAAGCAACGAAAAACTAATGAAATACTTGGAGCGATTAATGGTGAGCGTAAATTATGACCTAAGAGAGTACCAAAGGATTCTGCTTAACACTAAATTGTTTCAAAGAGAGAGCAAAAAGCAAGACTACAAAAGCTTAGAAGAGTATTCTTTTGAGGGTCCGATACTAAGAAGAATGACAGGAGAACAATTATGGGACTCATTAGTTACTTTGGTATATAATGACATTGATTCAAGGGAAAGAGTTTATCTCTACAATCAGCAAGACTATAGCCCGATATACGAGAGATATAAGGACATGACTGGAGAAGAAATATATGCAGACTTTAAAAATTTAGCAGAGAACAATTCGGCAAACAGAAATCTTCTCCAGATTGTGTCAGACAACTACTCTCAAGGTAAAAAAATCAAAGACAGACATTTAGTAAGAAGTAGCTACCTGCAGTACCCTGCTCCAGGGGGACACTTGATTCGCCAGTTTGGAGGAAGTGATAAAGAGCAAATTGACAATAGCAATTCCGAACCAAACACAACCCAAGTTCTTAATCTACTAAATGGCTTTGTTGAGACAAATATTTTAAACAAAAAAGATGCAGATTTCATTGAAAGTATGCAGTCTGAAGGTATTATTAATAATCAAATAGAAAGCGCATTCATATCAATACTCTCAAGAAAGCCTACCTCAAAAGAAATATCTATACTCAAAGACTTTATAAAAGAAAAAGATGGACTCAAGCATGTGTCTTGGATTCTATTAAATAGCCATGAGTTTATATTTATAAAATAAGTGTATATCATATTATGAAAAATCCAGAATACGAAGTTAATCTTACAGAGCAAATTAAAGCAAGGCTACTCGAAGAAGAGGGTTTCGAAGAAATCGTCTCAGACGAATCTTGGGCTGCAGAAAAAAATAAGGGGAAAAAATTAAACAAACCCTTTAGAACGCCAGGTGGACCAAAAAAGTTTTCGGTTTACGTAAAAAATGAAAAGGGCAATGTAGTCAAGGTTAACTTCGGAGACCCAAATATGGAAATAAAGAGAGATGATCCTGCTCGCAGAAAGAGCTTCAGGGCAAGACATGGGTGCGACAATCCAGGCCCAAAGACAAAGGCTAAGTATTGGTCTTGCAAAATGTGGTCCAAAAAAAGCGTAACAAAAGTAACAAAGGGCTCCGAAGACGAGCTTGAGCAAGCGCTGATGGAATATATGGACGAATCTGATGCAAAAAAAGGTCTTTGGGAAAACATTAGAGACAAAAAGAAAAGAGAGGGAAAAAACTACAGACCCGCAAAACCTGGAGATAAGGATCGTCCATCAAAGAAAGCCTGGAAGAAGGCTCAATCAACAGAAGAGGATGAAAAAAACTTTAAACCTCATAAAATGTATGACCCAAAAACGGGAAAAGCTTATGACGCAAAAACATACGAAGATCATTTGAAAATGAAAAAAATGGGATATACCCATGAAGGCCCCGAAGAAGAAAGCGAGGCCTATAAAAGCTCGAAGAAAAAGAAAAAGAAAAAGAAAGGTTATTGAAATGGAAGAATTAAGTCGCCGAGCATTCGCAGGTCAAATGGCAAAAAGCTGCCTTGGCGTTAGCGCATTAGTTTATGGAAATGAGTTGCTTTCGGTATCGAATCGTGTACCAACTGCCAGACACGTAATATTTTTAAATATGACTGGGGGAATGACCCATATTGATACGTTTGACCCCAAGCCAGATAACTCAGACGTAATGGGAGAAACCTCTGCAATAAATACTTCTGCAGACGGAATACAGATTGGTCATTGGTTGCCTAAAACAGCCAATCAAATGCACCTTGCGTCTCTTGTCAGATCCGTTAATAGCAATCAGGGAGCTCACGAACAAGCAAACTATTTACTCCACACAAGCTACCAAAAACGAGGAACAATTATCCACCCAAGCATGGGAAGCTGGATAAGCAAGTTGTGCGGAAAACTAAACAGAAGCCTTCCTGATAATGTAAAAATTAATGGTGGAAGCGGAATTATTGGTGCTGGATATTTTGAAAGCAAGCATGGGCCTCTCCCTTTAGGCAATCCAGGCGCAGGCATACAGAATGTAAAAAAGTCTGACTATATCAATGAGGACATGTATACAAAGCGACTTGAAGCCTCCAAGCTTTTTAACAAAACATTTAACTATGACTTCCCCCAAAAGCAAGTTAGGGCTTATACTGATTTATACGATGACGCTATAAAACTTATGAAGAGCAAAGATCTTGAGGCGTTTGATTTAACTAAAGAACCTCAACCCCTGAGGGAAAAATATGGAGAGAATAATTTTGGACAAGGATGCCTTCTAGCAAGAAGGCTTATAGAAAATAAAGTTAGATTCGTAGAAGTTTCTTATGGCGGCTGGGATATGCACAACGATGTCTTTGGGAACATGGAAACAAGAGGAGCTGTACTCGATTCAGGCTTAAGTAGCCTGCTTCATGATTTAGACCAAAGAGGCATGCTGTCAGATACAATGGTAGTTGTAGCAAGTGAATTTGGTAGAAGCCCAGAAGTTAAAGCTGGCAGAGTAGGAAGGGACCACCACCCATCTGCATTTAGCGTTTTATTTGCAGGAGGCGGAATAAAGCAAGGTTTCGTTCACGGAGTGTCAGACGAAAGAGCTCACTACGTTGAAGAGGGCGGAGTAGATATAGAATCAATTAACGCAACAATAGCTTATGCTATGGGCCTGAGTATAGAGAAAATTACATTTTCTCCCAGCGGAAGACCATTTAAAGTTTCTAACGGGAAGCCTCCAGTCTTCGAAATTCTTTCTTAAAAGTTTAAGCATGACTCAGTCAGACCTGATTACCCTTTGGTATAAGCTTTTCTGTATACTCAAAAAAAAGCCAGATATGAGTTATGCGACATTCGCCTCTCTTATGAAAAAAAATAAATACGATTTAGACAAATCAATGAAAGAGTTTAAAGATAGATATTGCTAAGAGTCTATTTTGTTCGTTGCTTCCTGTATTAAGTCAAGCATTGAATCAAAAAACCAGCACAAAGCAGAAGAGCATAGAGGTAAAAATATAAGTTTATTATTTTGTTCTATATAATTTGAGCATATAGCAATAATAATTCCACACCAAAAACCCAAACATAAACTGCATTTAAATAGTTCATCAAAAATATGAACTTTGCATAGTAATTTTCTAGGTAAATTTAATATAGATCCATATCTCAGTATCCACATCAAACCTACGCAGGATACAAACTCAACTATCATTCAAAGACTGAAAAGCTTCTTTTATTGCAAGCAGATGTTCTTTCTCTAATAGAACCTTGTTTCCGAAGTCATCGGTTAGCTCGTAGTGGTCTTTCTTCTCTTTAGACTTTTTAAGTGAAGGGCATCGACCTTTTCCGCAGCATAGTAAAACAGAAGAACCTTGTTTTATAGTATTCATAATATATAGTACACAAATTACTTAGACTTTTTAGCTACGTGCTCTCCTACATTTCCCGCGGCATAAAGCCCAAAAATCCATTTAGTAAAATCTCCCCACTCCTGAAACGTTGCCATATTCATCAAAAGGCATCCCGTGGCTATACCAAAACAAATCCCTGCACACAATAATTTCCTGCTTTTTAAACTCATGCTATATTATACACAAAAAAACAGCCCCAAGGGGCTGCTTCAGTTAATAAATGGAGGTCTGAACTGCTATAAAAGCAATGACTTTCTAAACTTACTAACTTATTAAAAATCGTCTTCCAAGGATCCGGCCTGCTGATACTCTCGAACTCTTCTTTCAAAAAAGTTACCCATTGCCTGAACGTCTACTACTTCACCAAGCCAAGGGAAGGGATTATTGTCACTAGGGAATCTATAATCAAGGCCGATTGATTCGAGCCTTCGGTTGCCGATATAGTGCATATAATCAATAAACATATCTGCATTTAATCCAAGAATTCCTGTAGGAAGAACATCTTTTGCGTACGCGATTTCAAGCTCTACGGCTTTTTTAATATGCTCAACAAATTCTTCCTGAATTTTCTTTGTCCATATAGACGGATTCTGCTCGATTAAAGTATTAATTAGATATACCCCAAATGATATGTGAGAGCTTTCATCTCTTAATGTATATTTAATTTGATCTGATACGCCTTGAAGTTTATTTTGCCTACCAAGAGCTAGCAACATAGCGAAACCGCTAAAAAAGAAAGTTCCTTCGCACACAATCCAGTAAGTTAAGAAATTTCTTAGAATTTCTTGTTTACCTTCTTTCGTGTGGGGTTCAAAATCTTGACGACTTATATCGTTAGTAATTTCAATCAAGAAATCATCCTTAGCCTTTATGCTTGGAATATTTTCGTAGGCAGCGAATACTTCATCAATATCTAAATCTAAACTATCACATATATATACTACGGTGAGGTTGTGTAGACTCTCTTCAAATGCTTGACGCAATATATATTGGCGACACTCAGCATCTGTAATATAGCGAAAGGCTGATAATAACAAATTATTGCCAACCAAAGACTCGCTTCCAGCAAAGAATCCAAGGCAGCGTTTAACAAGAAGTTTTTCATCTTCTGTAATTTCATCGTTCTTCCATTGTTTAATATCGTTTTGCATAGATATTTCTGTTGGCATCCAATTATTTGCACAGCTTTTTAGAAATAAGTCCCACGCGAATTTGTGTTTATGAGGCAGAATTCGATTCACGCCTGCAATATTTTTAGTTAGTAGTTCTCCTGTTTTATTTTCCATAATATTATTATTACATATATAACGACGAAAGTCAAGATTAAGTTCTTAATATTTACTCTTTAATTGATATTTTTTCTAAAATAGAAATATATCTATCTATATCTATCGCAACAACTATTGTTTTTTCTGTCTCTGGATTAAGTGATAAAAATTTTTTACCACGATCAATAAGTTCATTTATTGTTGATATATATACAGATTCAATCCTCTTGACTAGATGGGGAAGTTCTGACTTTTGTTCCATATCTTGCTCCATTAGATGCAAACGTCTCCTAAGCTCATTAAATGCGTCAAGATGCTTTTGCCTATGCATCACTGACAGCTCTCGCACTCTTCGCCATTTTTCATTGCCTCTATACTGCAAGCAGAAGCCTCTTTTGGAGAAGTATCTGCATTAGATTTTTCAACTTTAGAAGCAGCTCTGTTTCTTAGATAATATGTCGTTTTTAAACCAGCTTCCCAGCAGGCCATATAAATATCATTTAAATATTTAAGAGATGTTCCGCTGTTGTATAAATTAAAACTGATCGATTGATCCATCCATTTTTGCCTTGCCGCATTTGCGTCAATCAAGGAGAGCATATCTCGATCAAAAGCCGTTTTATATTTTTCTTTTAAATCTTCTGGTATAGAGCCATTCAACAAAGACAAATCTCCGTCAGCTTCTTTTACTAAAGATGCTATTTCTGGGTTCCATAAGTTCCTTAGCTTCATATCATTAATAAAATGCTCATTAGTGATAAAGAAATTACCGCTTTTATTTTCATAGACAAATAATACAGAAAAATTAGGCTCTATGCTTTGCTCAATTCCATTAATATAACCGATAGTTGCTGTTGGAGCAATCGCCATGACATTTGAGTTTCTCATTCCGAACTCGTTAACATGAACCCTAACTTTAGCCCAATCTTCTAAAGTTTGACCCCTGCCCGTCAAGGGCTTTCCCGTAACAGATTCTTTTGGAACTTCTTGCTTACCTTTGTAGACCATAAGGTTATTGTAGGAATCTATCGGGAAAGTTCCTTTGCTCCAAAGAGAACCTTCGTATGTTTCATAAGAGCCTCTTTCTTCTGCGAGCATGGAACTGGCGTAAATAGCCTGCATGGAATAAAACTCAAAAAGTTTATCGCTAAATGCTACTGCCTCAGGGCTGTCGATTTTAATGTTTTTTACATGGAGAACATCATGCAAACCCATAAGGCCAAGACCTATAGGGCGGTTCCTCAGATTAGATTTAGAGGCTTCGAGAGTTGGATAGAAGTTTAAATCAATAACGTTATCAAGCATTCTTATTGCGGTGTGAATTGTTTTCTCAAGCTTTATATAATCTATGTCATTTCCATCTTCATTTAGATGATTAAGTAAATTTACTGAGCCTAAGTTGCATACAGCTGTCTCTCCAACTTCGGTTTTTTGACCCTTTTCATATTTTGACGCCTTAGTATGTAAAGTTATTTCTGTGCACAGATTACTACTATGCACAACTCCCTCGTGCTGATTAGTATATCTGATATTACAAGGATCCTTAAAAGTGTTCCAGGGGTGAGAAGTCTCGAAAAGCACCTTGAGCATTTTCTTCCATAGATCTTTTGCGGGAGTTACTCTATAATTTTTGATTAAGCCTTCTTCTGCTTGCTTACAGAGTTTGTTATATTTCTTGTCAAACTCAACTCCGAAACAATCATGCAAGTCAGCCTCTCTTGGGTCAAAGAAATACCAAGCGTCTTCATTTTGAACCCTTCTCATAAACTCGTCAGGTATCCATGAAGCAGTATTCATGTCGTGACACCTAAGCCTATCGTCTCCAGTATTTCTCCTTAGATTAAGAAAGTCTTCAAAGTCTAAATGCCAAGGCTCTAGATATGCACATCCTGCTCCTGGACGCTTCCCTCCTTGATTTACAGCGACCAAAAGATCGTTAAAAATCTTAAGCCAAGGAACTAAACCGCTAGAGATTCCGTTTGTTCCTTGAATGTGAGAGCCGGTTGACCTGAAAGGCGTTACGTCGAGACCCAGACCTCCGGCGTACTTTGACTTCCTAGCCTCTTGCCAAGCTCCGTCAAAAATTCCATCTATGCTATCATCAAATGTATTAAGATAACAAGAGCTCAACTGAGACCGAACAGTTCCGCTATTAAATAGGGTTGGGGTAGAAGAAGTATACAAAAACTTGCTAAACAAATTATAAAACTCAATAGCCTTATCCTCTTTATTCTCTTCGTTTATCGAGAGCCCCATAGCAACTCTCATCCAGAAAGACTGTGGAGCCTCCATCAACTTACCCCCTTCTCTTAAAAAGTATCTATCTGTTAAAATCTGTATCCCGAGATATTTGAATTTTAAATCTCGCCTAAGCTTGATAGCGTCAGAAAGTTTGGATAAGTCAAACTCAAGCATTTTTGGGCTCAGCCTACCAAGCTTGACGAGTTTTTTTATGCCCTGTACGAAACTCTTTCTGTATTGGAGCTTGAATATATCTGAGTCAACCCCTTCTTTAAAAACTTCCTTGTATACAGTATTCAATAAAAGTCGTGCGGCAACATAGCTATAATTTGGCTCTTTTTCAATTTTTTCTCTAGCCCCAAGTATAAGAGCTGTATCTATTTCTGCAGTAGTGATTTTATCAAACAACTGAAGCTGCGCGTCTAAGACAACCTCACTAGCAGACACATCGGATATACCTTCGCATGCGCGCTCCGCGTTAGTATTAATTTTTTCGACCTTAAACTCTTGAAGGCGACCATTTCTTTTTTTGACTTTCATTTCCATAATTTGATTCTAAATAATAACATTTTAAGTTTGACATGTCAACATTAATACTGTGTTGTTAATAAGTTTTTTGTTCTTGACAGGAACTTATTTTTATGATAGTATATATGCCATGTTAGCGTTATTTAAAAGTCACTATTCGATAGGCAAAAGCATATTAACCCTTGACGATCCAATTACACACAAAGAAGGCGGATCAGACAGCGTTTTTACGATTGCCAAGGAAAATAATTTAGAAACAGTAGTTTTAGTAGAAGATTCCCTCACGGGATTTCTTCAGGCTAAAAAGATATCAGAAAAATACGGAATTAATTTAGCCTTTGGGTTGAGGATTAACATGAAGGAAAACGCAGGAGAAGACCCGAAACAAGAAGCTTCAAGCTCTTCTCACAAAATTATTATTTTTGCCAAGACATCCAAAGGATGTAAGATATTAAATAATATTTATAGCGAGGCATTCTCTAAAAACTTTAACTCCGTAGACGAAAAGATATTAAAAAAGCTATGGAAAAAGAGAGATCTAGAATTAGCAATCCCCTTTTATGATTCATTTATATTTAACAATACAATGAAGTTTTCTAATTGCACTCCTAGTTTTTCTTTTACAGATCCATACTTTATCACAGAGTCAAACGGCTTGCCATTCGACGCCATGCTAGAAGAAAGGGTAAAAAATTATGCCAGAGACAAGCAAAAGATAATTAAAGCCAAGAGTATTTATTATAAAAATAAAGAGGACGTAAAAGCCTTACAGACATATAAATGTATCTGCGGGAGAACTTTTGGAAATAAAACTTTATCGAAACCAAACTTAGATCACTTCGGAAGCGACCAATTTAGCTTTGAGAGCTGGAAGGAAAAAAAATGAAGTATAACCTACAAGGACCCGATAAGGCATATATAGGCAAATCAAAAATTAAGGGCAGAGGAGTATTTGCTCTAGAAGACATTGATGAAGGTGAAGTAGTAGAAGAATGTCACTTTATAATGTGTGGAAATTTAAGTGGAATTGAAGACAAAAATCTTTTAAGATACGCAAAAAGTTTTGTATATAAAACAAATCAATCTGGAGAAAAAAATGAGGAAGACTCAATTAAGGCCGCGCTTTTGTTAAGTCTGGGAGACGAAGAAGTCTCCGAGCAGCTTAAAAAAGATCTGGTCAGTCTCGGCTACTCAGAGGATCTATCTGATCTTTTCTCCACGCTAGCAGTGCTGGGCTTTGGAATGATATACAACCACTCAAAACAATACAATCTTCACTTCGAATTAGACTATGAAAATCTACTGGTATCCTATTCTGCAAATAGAAAAATAGAAAAGGACGAAGAACTTTTAGTCAATTACGGACATTATTACGAACTATAAACATGAAAGAATCATTACTAAGATTTAATAAAAAACAAAAGTATTTACTCTTCGATTACGAAACATGTAATTTGAACCTAGTATCAAACAATAAACCGTGGCAACTTGCCTTTATGGCTATCGAGGGAGATAAGGTTTTGGAGCAAAAAGACTATTGGCTAAAATGGGACGAACTAGATGTGTCTCCAGAAGCCGCAAAAATCACCGGTTTTACAAAGAAGAAATATGAGCAACGGGCATCTTGCCCGAAGGAGGCTTTGAATCACTTCGAGAGATATTTGTATGACGAAACCTTCATTAAAGTAGGGCACAACCTATTGGGGTTTGATGTATATATGCATGATATGCATAGAAAGCTCGCGAGCCCCGAAGCAGAGTCAGACTTTAGCTATATTGATCAAGTAATAGATACGCTGTGTTTAGCCAAAGCAGTGAAGAAGAACATAAAAATTACTTCTTCAGAAGAAAGGCTTCCATGGCAATACAGGCTCAACAATTTAATAGAAAGAGGATTGAGTTGCAATTTAAAGCAGTGCTGCAAAGATTACGATGTGCCATTTGATGCATCTAAATTACATGACGCCCTTTACGACATTAGGGTAAACTATGAAGTATTTAAAAAAATGCTATGGGAGGTAGAGATATAATGCAAGAATTTTTAGACAAATTTTCAGATTACAAAGAATGCTCTCCTCCAGGAGTTAGGCTTCCAAACATTAAGATAGATAAAAAATACTATGAAATTCTCGGAGAGGACGAAAACATCTCTAACTATGATTTCCTCAGGAAGCTTTGTCACAAGGGAGTCTATGACAAAGGTATAGAAAAATTCGAAAACAAAAAAGATTACTTTGATCGAGCTAAATCGGAACTTACGATCCTCGAAGACCTAGGTTTTACGGATTATATTTTACTTAATTGGGACATCTTAAACTTTTGTCACGAAAACGATATACCTACAGGTCCAGGAAGGGGGTCTGCAGCAGGGTCCCTAGTTCTTTATCTGATTGGAGTAACCAACGTAGATCCAGTTAAATACAATTTATTTTTCGAGCGATTCGTATCTAAAAGTAGAGCGAGAAAAATAGAGGAGGATGGAATTACCTACCTAGACGGGAGTTTGCTAGCGGACGTGGATAATGATATTGCCTATGAACGCAGGATAGAGGTTATTGACTACATCGACAAAAAACACCCAGGAAGAACAGCTAAAATTTTAACACTCAACACCTTAAGTGGCAAGCTATGCGTAAAAGAATGCGGAAAAATAGTGGGAGAGTTAACAGAACAAGACGTAAATATAGTAAGTGATACTATTCCTAAAAAATTTGGAGTGGTATGCCCGCTAACAGAAGCTATTGCAGAAAGCGAAATGTTTTCTGATTGGGCTTCAGAAAATCCAGAAGTGTTTAGTATTGCATTAAAACTAGAGGGTCTTAATAAAAACACAGGAGTTCACCCCAGCGGTATCGCTATTTCCTTCGACAGCATGTCCGACATGTGCCCAATACAAAAATCGGCAGATGGAGCGCTAGTAACTGGCTATGATATGAATTGGGTATCAGAGCTAATGGTAAAATTTGATATTCTTGGGTTAAGAACCTTGAGCGTTATTTATGACGTATGCAATAATATCCAAGAAGATATTTCTGAGCTAGACCTAAATGACCCTTCTACATTCACGCCCCTTCAGTCTCTTAAATCTCCCCATGGTTTATTTCAATTAGAATCAGATACAAATTTCAGGGTCTGCAAAAAAATAAAACCAAGAAACCTAGAGGAATTAAGTGCAGTGGTTGCAATTGGTAGGCCTGGAGCACTTGATTTTCTGGATGACTACGCAAGATACACAGAAACAGAAGAGCCTCAGGTAATTCATGATTTTTTTAGTGATGTTTTGGACTATACTGGAGGTATCCCACTTTACCAAGAGCAACTTATGCAAATGGCTGTAAAAATTGGATTTACTCTTGATGAATCAGAGCAGTTAAGGAGAATCGTTGGAAAGAAAAAAGTCGAACAAATGCCCGCTTGGAGAGAAAAGATTAATAATAAAATAGAAGAAAACCAGCTAGAACCAGAAATCGGAGACATCCTCTGGAGAGTCGCAGAAGATAGCGCAAACTATTCTTTCAATAAATCCCACTCACTTGCATATGCCACTTTATCTGCGTGGACGACATATTTAAAATTTAACTTTCCGCAGCAGTTTTTTATCTCGCTACTCAAAATGACTAAATATGAACCTTCTCCACAAGAGGAAATCTCAAAGATTTCTAAAGAACTCGGGTTTTTTGGAATAAAATTACTTTCACCAGATCTAGCGAAGTCAAAGATGGACTTCTCCATAGAGGGCAAAGACATTAGGTTTGGATTAAATAGCATAAAGGGAGTGAGCGAAAAATCTTTAGAATCACTTAGAGACTTCAGGTCTACTGAAACTCCCACAAAGTACGATATATTTTTATCTGCTAAACAAGCGGGTTTAAACATTGGGGTGTTATCTGCATTAATACAGGCTGGAGCTTTAGAAAGTAAGGGTAAAAATAGATCCCTTATGGCTCTAGAAGCACAAGCCTTTAATCTTTTGACAGACAGAGAAAAAAGAAACTTCATACAGCTTGGTCAAAAATATGATTTTAAGCTATTGAACTGTATTGCCGATGCAAAAAAAGGCTTGCTTATGGGAGATGACGGAAAGCCTCTTATGAAGGATTCTAGATTTAATACCTTCAAGAAAAAATACGACTCGTATAAATTAATCTATGACAAAAACCGTCAATATGAAACTTTCGCCAACTGGTATTTTGAGACTCAGCTTTTAGGCTATAGCCATAGCGAAAAACTTAAAAATTGCTTTCAAGACAAAAATGGCTCACTAAAGGATTCTTCAGATTTAATCACAATGGACTTGGATGAGAAAGGTAAATTTATAGGAGTTGTGGAGGATTGCATAAAAAGAACATCCAGAAACGGTAATAAATATATGAAGCTGTCTATTGCTGACGAATCAGGGAGATACGATGCAATGCTATTAAATTCAAGAAGGGGAAATCATTACGACAGATACTTTGACAACGAGTCTAATAAGACTCCTTCAAAGAAGAATATTATCGTAGCCTTCGGAAGAAAGAGCGAGGATATAATATTTCTTGATTCCGTAAAAATAATGGATGAAAAAATATATATGAAGATGTCAGAAGTAAAATAAGGTGTAAATTATGATAATGAAGCCAAAGCCTAACTTCACCCCACGAGCGCAGCAAGCAATAAACGAAGCAAAGAAAGCCGCCAAAGTTTACTTAAGTCGAACAGTAAGCCTAGAGCATTTATTTTACGGAATGGTAAAACTTAGCGCGGGAATATTGAGCGAAATCCTCTTCTTGTTAAATGTAGACCAACATAGTCTTATCAAAGAAATCTCAGACTCTTTAGAGAAGCAAGCTATAGACGATTACTCAAGCGGAGACTATAACGAGGAAGACGAAGACCCTGTATACGATGAGCATTTTCATATGGTTCTTAAAGTCGCCGCATCAATAAGTTTTAAGCTTGGACACGAATATGTAGGCTTAGAGCATATTTTGCTTGCCTTACTTAAATACGAAGATTCTCCGGTACCGTTTTACTTCAAACTATTCAATTCTTCCGAGGAAGACGTTATAACAGAAGTTAGAGAATATCTACATATTTCGAACGAAAGGCCTCAAGAAACTAGGGAGCCTAGCCCAAATATTGCAATCAACTCTCCACAGCTACCACAAACACTCGAAAAGTTTGCAGTGAACTTTAACGAGCGAGCAAACAAAGGGAAGCTTGATAATATCATCGGAAAAGATGAGGAAATTAAAGATATTTGCGAAATACTATGTAGAAGAACAAAAAATAACCCAATACTTTTAGGTGATCCTGGAGTTGGAAAAACTGCTATTGTGGAAGGCTTAGCCTTTAAAATTTTTAAAAATGAAGCCCCAGATTTTCTTTTGGGCAAAACCATATATGGCCTAGACCTAGGTTCTCTGATCGCAGGAACAAAGTACAGGGGGCAATTCGAAGAGAGATTAAAAAAGATTATTGAGGAAGCAAAAAAGGACCAAAATATAATTCTGTTTATAGACGAAATTCATACCCTTGTTGGAGCAGGAAGCGCAGAGGGAAGCATGGATGCAGCAAACTTACTTAAGCCCCTGCTTGCAAGAGGAGAGCTAAAATGCATAGGAGCAACGACTCAGGAAGAGTACAAAAAATCTATAATGAAAGACGGGGCTCTAGACAGGAGATTTCAGCCAGTAAGAGCGAAAGAGCCCACAAAAGAAGAAACAAGAACAATACTTTATGGCATAAAAAACAAGTATGAAAACTTTCACGCAATAAAATATAGCAATGAGATCATAGACTTAATTATAGAATTAACATCAAAATATATACTGGACAAGCAATTTCCAGATAAAGCTATCGATATCATGGATCAAGCTGGTTCGAAAGTAAAAATTAGAAACGTTCAAAGACCAGAAGAAGCCAAAGAGATTGAGAAAGAGCTAGAACGGCTTGCGATAAAAGAATCTAAAATGGAAATGATTAACGGCAAAAGTCTATTAATAGAAGACGAGCAGCTTTATTTGCTCGAAAAATATGACGATGTAATAAGAGAGTGGGCCGAAACAAAATTTAAAAGAAAATTTAAAGTAACTAAAAAAGACATATATGAAGTAATATCTTCTAGAACCGGAGTTCCCGTAAAAGAAATGTCAAAAAGAGATTCGCAGAGAATGGTGGGCTTATTTAAGAATCTTAAATCTAAAATCATAGGACAGAATCAGCCAATTCAAGAAATATCAGAAGCAATATTAAGATCGCAATCAGGATTAAAAGACCCCAACAAGCCAATAGGCGGCTTTCTTCTGATAGGTAAGAGCGGAACAGGGAAAACTCATACGGCAAAGTGCATAGCTGAATTTATATATGGAGATAAAAATAATCTCATACAGCTTGACATGAGCGAGTACTCTGAAAAAATAACGGCGAGCAGACTTACTGGCGCTTCTCCAGGATACGTGGGTTATGAGGAGGGCGGAGTCCTGACTGAAAAAGTTAGAAAGAATCCTTATAGCGTAGTCCTTTTTGACGAAATAGAAAAAGCCCATCCAGAGGTTGTAAACATTTTGCTTCAGATACTTGAAGAAGGGAATGTCACAGACAATACTGGAAGAAAAATATATTTTAATAATTGCACAGTGATAATGACTGGCAATATTGGAGCAGAACAACTCGAAACAAATCACATAGGCTTCGCACCAAATTCAGATTCCCACAACGAGGATGTAATCGCCAAAGAGCTTAAAAAAACATTTAAGCCAGAATTTATAAACAGGCTTAGTCAGGTAATTTTATTTAATGATTTCAGCGAGGAGGATATGAAAAAAATAATCAAGATTGAAGTTGCACAGATTGGAGATAAGCTATCTGATAGAAATATTAAGGTGAAGGCTACAGCCGCTTTAATAAATTATATTCAGTCTCTTTGCTCTTCAGAAAAGCTTGGAGCAAGACCAATTAAAAGATTAATTGAAAAGAATATAGAAAACCCACTTTCGGAGCTTATTTTGAGCAAAAAAGTTATTAGTAATCAGATCGTAACATTCGGTTACGCCAGAAAGAAAGTAACAACCTCTATCAGGGAAGCAAAGGCTTAGTTGGATCCCCTACTTCTGGCTCATCAGGGGTCATAGGGTCTTCAAATTTTTCTCCTGGAGAAGAAGGGGAGGCGGGAGAATCTTTTTTGTCATTAAACATTATCATGCATGCATTAAACCTGTCTCCCTGCACAGGGTACCTTTTTTTCATATTTGCATCCTGTATGCATCGAGTGACAAACCTATCTCCATTTTCTCCCTCAGTGGGTACTGGATATCTTTTGTCTTGGTTAGTTAGAAAATTATTTTTATCTGCTTCGGGAGTTTCATCTTCTTTTCTTTCTGGGAGAAGTTCTTGGTATTCTATCCATCTAGAGGCTTCATCGATTAAATCGTGAGCCTGCATTATGTTCTTCTTGACCCAATCCTCTACGCTATTGTCGTCTGCAATTTTTTCAAACAGGGATCTCGCTTTTTTCCATATGTGATAAAGCTCTGATTTGCTTTTTTTTGATATATAATCCATGCTGTCTGCCGTAGAATCTTCTTTGGGTGTTTCTCTCATATATGTATATTACACAGTTTTTCCGTAAATTCCTGAGGTCTCTGGCGACTCTGGAGAATCTTTGCCCACTGCTTGTCTGGGCATAGCGTGGTATAAATTATACGCATATATAAGCTCTTTCATTCTTTCTTGTGAAACAAGATAAGCTTGATGGTAAAACTTTGGAGTAGGGTTAGAAGAGTCAATTTGTCTTTTGATCACAGAGTCTCCCTCTTGAATGCTCGCCCAATTTATCGTGTCGCCTTCCCCATCCATTCTCCTTAGAGCTCTTCTCTCTGCTTTTCTATTATACTCAGATAAATACATTTCCCTAAGAATAGATTGCTCTTCCAGCAGAAGGTTTTCTGGGTTACTTCCGCTGAAAGAGCTAAATATTAAATTATTTAGTTCTCCTAAATGACCTTCTAGCCAACCAGAGACTAATTTAATTTCAGTGAGTCTTCCGCTAGTACCCTGCTCGAAGAAACCTACTTCTTCGTCATATATCTTTACTGCGAGTTCGCCTAGGTTTGTTTCGGGCTGTGGGTCGAAAGACATTTTATCCTCCTAGGTAATCTAATACCTGCTTATGCTTTGGATTATTTGGGTCTAATTTAATAGGCTCACCCATTACCTGGACACTACCTTGACCTCTGAGGCTAGACTCAAAAGCCCTTTTTATTTTATTTTTTAAAACAGTTTTGTTTCCAGATGGAAATACTCCGACCTTTACAGCGTAAGCCTGTAAGTCCGTGAGGTTCATATCCTTCATCATTTCGTTAAATACGTTTTTATCGTTAGTTCGAAACGGGCTAATTTTGGGGATACCTAAAATTTCTTCAAGCTCTTTGGCCTTAGAAACCTGCTCTTCATAGCTTTTGCCAGTAGTTTGGTTTAACTCTTCAAGAGTGGGTTTCTGTTTTTTTGCCGAAGTCTTGCGCGTAGTTTTCTTTTTTGCCATAATACCTTATTCCTTGTAGTTTTAGTACACAATATAATAACAATTGTAAATAAAAAATCCACCCCAGTTTCCTGGGGTGGACTTAAGGGGATTTAGTTTAATTAGAAATATTAAACAATGAGTCCAAGAAGAACCCTGTCGTCGATGATCATACGGCCCTCTTCAAGGGATCCGTAGTAACCGATCTTCGATTGGCGGGTTGCAAACTGGTCATCCGCGACTAAGCTGAACTCGTCTCCGCTTTCGGAGTCTGTGGCAACCGCACGAATCATCGATTCGCGACTAAGGTCGACACCTACGAGAACTTCTTCGGTTGCTCCGTCAAAAGCGGAGGTGCCTGCAGCGCCTGTATAATGATCAGCGTATAATGTAGCTCCAGCGGAAACATCAAATGTTGTATTCCACTTTTGACCTACGCCCATTTCATTATACTCCTGGATCGATACGCCATAGAACTCAGGAATGCCTGCGCTGTTGAAAACAGCATCACGCATTGTATCAGTTCCAGCGATTCCACCAGCGTTTCCAGCGGCTGCTCCGTCTCCACCCTTGGTGTTGACAGGGTTGTAAGCCAAACCGCGAATTTCTTCTACGATTTCAGGGGAAACCAAGATGTCTGTGATTCCACGACCACGACGATCAGCAGGTGTTCCGCCGTTCCAAGCTGTGTTGATTCTCTTTGCCTTGGTGAACAACTTGTTCAAGTCGGAAAGAAGGAACCTGTTAGCTTGAGCCGAACGAATAACGTGTTGCTCGCTGTTTGTGGAAGCATTAGCAAGAGCAGTCATGATCATGGTAGCGGAGGTCTTTTCTTGCTTGAGAAGAACTTCCTGAGCCATGCGTGTGAATGTTTTGCTAACGACATCAAGTCGGGAACGAGAAGCATAACGCTTGTCGAAGCTCAATGCGCTGTCGAGAGTATAAGTTGTGAACTTAAGCTCGCTTTGCGAAGGAGCGACTTGGTTAGTCGGAAGACCTCCAGGAACGGATTGACTCCAAACCTGAATGTAGTCCTCATCTGTAATATCATGATAGAGATCCAAAGGAATACTTGGGCTCTCATCAGAGTTAAATTGAAGAGAAGTAAACATGTTGCTTACTGTGGGAGCCGTATTAACGACTTCCGCCAAAACTGGGCCGATAAATTCAGCGAGAGCAGTTTGGGCTTCGTATGCAACGTCTCTGTTCTTCGAAGCCATAGCTTTAACTAGCTCGACTTGCTCGGGTGTTTGCTTTAGAGTAATTTTCATTTTCGTAAAATCCTTTCTTAGAAGCTAACTTTGCAGAGAAACTTGTCTGCACCGCTTTTGGCGACAACTGAACCAACTGTTCCGTCTGTAGCGTGAACATCAAGCTCGCCATCAGCCGCGAGAAGAAGTGTCATTCCTACATCAACGTTAGCTGGGGTTGCGAATGCAGAAGCCGCGAGAAGAACGAGACCTCTTGTCAAAACAGGGACTGTTTGGCCAGGAAGTACGCCTTGCGCTTCATCAAGTTTTTGTTTGTAATAGAGCATTTTTTCTCCATTTTCGTCGAAGGCCAAGGTCTCACGAAGAGTGATCCCCAAAGCTACTTCGCCAGCAGCGGCAGGAGTAACAGTCATACCGTTAGAAGGGTATGCGTTATATCCGATATGTGCGCTTGAAAAGCTGGCGCCGAGATAATCTCTCAACTTGTCTCCGCTAGCGGAGTCCATCTTTGAAGGCACATCACCGGGCAGTTCTCCCGCATTTACCTTGACCACTACGCCTGAGTCCCACGCTCCACTGCCAGCCTCTACGCATTGTGCGAGAGTCAAACTTGCAGTATCGAGTGCGAACATGTTTACGACTTCGTGTTCACTGTAATCTCGGTATGGTAATATTCTTTTTGCCATAATTTATTTTCTTTTAGAATGAAATTTTTACAGAATCCTTAAATGTCTTGGCGAAGCGATCCTTGAAGGACTCTCCGTCAGAAGAAGATTCGTTGTTGTTCACAACTGCAGCGTCTTCAACTTCAATGTTGTCGAGGGCATCTTCTACATCTTCAGATTCTTGGGTTTCTTGAGTTTGTTCAGAAGCCTGAGAGACTTCTTCAACAATTTCCTCAGTAGCTTCAGCAACTTCTTCTTCTACTTGGTTAAGGCGTTTTTCAACCTCTTCCTTAACCTTAGCTTCAAAAGCGGCGGCTTGTTCTTGGATGTATTCTTTGTTCTTGTGCTTCCATACTTTTGCAAGTTTTTCTCGGTAAGCGGCGAACGAATCATCAGAATTGTCTAGATCAGACAACTCAGTCGCAACCACTTGGCGATCTTCGTCATCTAAATCATAAACTTCGTCAAGAGCCTCCATGCGGTTATTAAAAAGAACTTCTGCTTCTCTTGCGGCATTTTCATCCTCAAGGGTAACAAGCTTCTCTTCGGTAGCCTTAAGTTGATCTTCTACTTCAGTCATTTTTTCTTGAAGGGCTGCTTGAGCGCTAGCAGCTTCTTCTTTTTCAGCCTTAGCTTTTTCGAGGTCAGCGATATATTGCTCGCTTTTTTCTTTTATCGCCTCGCTAAAAACCTTAGAAATGCTGGCAACGGCCTCTTCAGAAAAGTCCTGCTTGCCGAGCTTTTCGTCTAAAGCTGCTCGGAATTCATTGATTATTGTGTCTTTATCCATAGTAAAGTTTTTATTGTATTCTTTGTTTAGTACATTTTCCTTAACGGATTGGGAAATTTTTTCATTATCACTAATTAATTTGTCTATAGGCTTGATAGCAACTGGCTCATCTCTTTCTTCTGGAGTTTCCATTTTTTCATTCACAACCAAGCCCTTAACATCAGCGGCTGGATTTGATGTGAAGCCTATTCCAAGTGGGTATATATCTCCAGTGATCAATCGACTAACTACCCTTCCATCAGAAAGAACTCCTCTGCCCCCAAAAGATTTTAGGTAAGGAGTATATTCTTCGATCTCTTCTTTGCTAGAGACTATAATAGACTCAGACAGGTCTTGACCTCCAATGGCGATTACATAGTCATTAAATCCAACCTCCCAGCTGGCAGACACCGCATGATAAAAATCACTCTCACTATCCGTTGAGCTCATAACCAAATCTGCAAACTCTTTGCTTGCAGTTTTATATACCACTGCACCCAACGCAATATTGTAAGCGCTTTCGGATAATAGAGCATCCTCCGAAGATATCAGCTCAGAATCATCATCATATTTAGAGAATCCAGCGGATACTATATGTCCAACAATTTTATCTCTATTATGTTCTATATTTGTAGGTTTATGAATGAAGTAATCTTTTATTTTGACCGCGGCTTCACTATCGATGCCATCTCCGTTCTTATTAAATTTGTTAACTACTGCAGCATTAAATGCTACGCCAATTAAATCTATATTTTTTTCAAAGTTTATTCCTTGGGGAATCAGAGGTTTAAGAGCCTCAATTGAGGCTTCGCTTATGCTTGAGTCGCATATATCATTTGATGCAAGCACAACATTCTCAAAAGTTGCAGTGTATTTGAATTCCTGGGACATTTGATGTAAGTACACCTAGTTTATAAACATGGGAGTAAAGGTCTGGAACGCTTTTTTGCCCTCGGATTCTGTTATATCATAATACAGCTTTATCATCCAATTACCAAGAATTAATGCGGAATAAGAGTCTTTTCTTGCCTTGTCTGGGCCAGTTTGTCTTTTTAGGTTTGATGGCAAATCAAAGCTCTGAGTCCCGCTAGCAGAAGAAGTTATTTGAATCAAAGCGCACTGATTTTTTATTAAATTCATCATATCAAACTGATGCTCCACGAAGTCAATCATTTTTGCAGGGTCAGTCTGAGAGACAGATAAAGAAGTTCTCAAGAAATTTATTTTTCCTATAGGGATCTTTTTTCTTCGCTGCTCGTTATAGTTATCATCAATAGCTCTAGACCCAAACCAAATTCTTTTATGATCAAAATTTGACTGAAGTAATTCATTTGCTCTTCGGATCCACTGACTGGTAGGCTTTCTTAAATAACATATATTATGAGTCTCTAAATTATATTCCGCCTTTCCCTCGGTCAGTTTTTCCTGATAGTTCTCTATATCATCAAAGTTAGTATTTAAACAACCAATCTTTATTTTCTTTTTCTTGAATAAACTACTTTCATTTACTGCATTAATAAATTGCACACCTCCATTATAATCCCCAACAATGGCCACTATATTAAAATTAGTTATAAGATAATAAAAATAAAATATATGATTTTTTAAATTCGCTCCAGAGAGAGCATAACTGTGAACCACTGTTCCAATTTTCTTTGAGTCATCTAGCTGTATAACCATCATTGCAAAATCATCGCTACTCTCACTTTCTGCCCAACTTGGGTCGAAGGCAAGAATATATTTTTCCTTAACATCTCCCTTGACCTGGACGCACGGTGATTCGCCGTCTTTGAGAGTGCATTCTGCCATTTTAGAGGTTTTGAAGTAACCAGAGCTATCGTCAGTGAAGACAGCGCCGAACTCTCGGTCAAATTGAGACTGGCTCATCGTAGACTTGGCTTGGTCTATCAAATTTTTATCGTACAATTGTTTTGGGGCACAGTCATAGCTAAACTGCATTATTACTCTATGAGCGTCAGATTCTTTATCTCCACCAATATTAATTAGATGCTCGAATTGCTCATAAGCTTTATACATATATTCAAACTTATAACTCGCAGAAGATAATGCTATAAGTTTATTGTTAGGCCATATGTGCCTGTCAGACTCTTTCATTTTCCCTTGCTTTATTAATTCTGTTTCAACGTTGTATAGGTCTTCTCTTTGAGTAGGGTTTTCAACAACACTCAGGAATGGAATTATAACCTCATTATAAATTCTTTCCGGCATGAGCGCAAACTCATCAATGATTATTCTATGAAACCTAAAACCACGAAGCTTTTCTCCGTCACCCAAAGGTAGGGCCCTGATTCTCGAGGAACCAATTTCAAGCAGCCATTCGTCATTGCTTTTTGATTTATGAGTAATGCATTGACTTAAGTAATGGGCTTCTGGCTTGGACGCAATATCCTCTATTTTTTTAAATATCATTTTTGCCTGACGAAAAGACTTTGACAAAATTCCGATCTCAACCCCTTGATTTAATATCGCCTCTAGATATGCGTATATTGCTGTAGTAAAAGACTTGGACATACCACGGCTCCATACCCCCATAAAGTAATCTGTTTCAAACATAGCCTTAATAGCCATATGCTGAAAAGGAAAAAGCTTTACGCCGCTTATTAGATCTGTAGTAAAAGTGATATTTTCTCTTAAAAATTTATACAACAAAATTTTGGCCTCCTCTTCTTCCATGAACCCATCGATAGACATGATGTGATCATTTATATTTAGATCCTCCTTTCTTGATTTTTGACTACCAACTTCCCAGGCCATTATATTACGCCCTCATCAATATAGTATTGCAAGTCTACATCCCAAACATCTTTTCCGTTGACTAGTATTTTCGGTATGATATTTTCCGAATTAGCTCTGCTTCCAGTGAATATAAATTGACAAGTTCCCGCAAACTCATGACTTAACACTCTCATATTATGATATATGTATTTCAGGTTTGATTTATGAGCTCCCCAATGGTTGTTTTTTGCTATCTTAGCTAGATCGCTTTCGGTAACTACAAATAGATAGCTGTCAAAATCTCTAGCTCTTTTTAATTCTTCCCTGAACCTTTCTAAATTATTTTTGCTCAGGGTAGACTTAAAATCCTGTTCACTTTTTCTGTCGACATAAGTATAGTTGTAATAATCTCCTCCTACAGCATAATCTCCAAACTCAAGTTTAAGGGAAGAGGATTTTTCAAATGTCAAGGGTTTTTGTTCCCTTGTATCAATAAATATCTCTATGTCACTACTAACGTCTTCAAGGAAAGATTCTGGTAGTCTTTTTGAAAACATTGGCTTCACTTCGGCTTTCTTGCAAGCTTCGGTATATGACCCAAAATGTTTTTGATATATATCTATAGTTGGGAGCGAATTTATTTTAAGCTCCAAATGCCCAGGTCCAAACTTTAGGTCTTTTTCTCCGATTCTACTTTTAAGTAATTCTAAAATATATTTTTTCACATCATCGTCGCTAGACTGCGCACACCACTTAAGCAACTGCGATCTAGTTGAAAAATCTTTAGAAAAATATTCCTGTTTTGTTTTAAACGGAAGAGGATCTCCAGTCAACAGATTATTTCTCGGGTAATATTTTGTATAATATTCGGCCATGGTTAACGAATGTTTTTTTAGGTGAGCATGAAGGGACCTCTCAACTGAGAAAGACTCTCCGCAGACCTTGCAGATATATTCTGTTTGAGACATTATTAAGATACGTCTTCTTTTGATATCCCGAGAACTCTGGCCTTCCAGTCGGGCATAGACTCAAGCTCGCTAGCCTCTTTCTTGGCAGCTTTCCTCTGCAGCTCTGCAATTTTAACCATAACTTTCCGCTCTTCTTCTTCCTGGAAAAGTTGAACCAATGCGAGTATACTGGAGTTTTGTCTCTGCCTGCTGGCGATTCTTTTTGATCGGTCTCCTTGGAGTTTTTGAATGAGAGATTCCATTCTCTTTTCGCATTGATTGTATTCTTCGCTTTTTGTTTTTAGAAGCTCTGCAAGTCTTACTGTCAGGTCTTGTTGATCTTCCGTATCGTCAAACATTCTATTAAGCTTGCTTATTGCGCCTTGAATATTTTTTAAATGGATATAATCCATACAAACATTTATATATAAATTTATTTCATCAGAAGTTAAGTCAGGCTTGTCCCATGTAGCCCTTATAAACTCCGCTTCAAATAAATCTCTATCTTCTGAGCTTGTATAATTATTTATAATTTGTATAAACCTTGGGGACGCTAGAAATTTGCCTAAAGACTCGACACCCCTTCTGTCTCCAACATTAAGTTTTTTTTCGTCGATCTCTGTCGAGCAGTAGTCATTTATTTTTTTAATTATTTTGCTTATTGCTTTTGGCGGGGAGTATTTTTTTCCAGCAACATCTTCGGACGGGTGGAGAGCTAAACTATCATTTCCGTCAATAAATGACAATACCGCTTCATATTCCTTGCTGGTGCCAGTAATATTTGTTTCGGGAAAAAGCATTCCTGCAATCTGAAAGGCGTTCAGCCCATCTGAAGAATTATTTGATACAAATTCCTTTTGTTCTTCGTCTAGGGCTATGTTTTCCTTGGGTAGTATATGTTTTGTTTGATAGTTTATTCCCTCGGAAACCAAAAATGCTCTTACCGCTCGACCTTCCTTGCTTCTTCCATCTAATCCTGATTTATCGGGGAAAACTAGTGCGGTCAGCTCGGTTAAATCAGATATAGAATTCGAGTTTTCAATTATGATTTGTTTTTGATCTTCGCTTAACTCCATACGATTGGGCCCTTTACAGGAATAATATCTTCCTTATCCAGAATTGCTTGCGCTTTTTCCTTGAATACTTTCTTTAGATTTTTTATTTGCTTATAGCCCGCCTTTCTTCCTTTTTCGGAAGTTTTGTACCCCATAATCTTTGCCACGTCTTCCTCTTCCTTATGCTGAACAAAAAGAAGATCGTAGACAACATATTGCTTGGGAGATAGTTCTTTTTTCATAAAAACATTAAGTTTATCTTGGGCGCTCATTAAGTCGAAAGATTGATCAGGCATGGAACCTACTTCGTGAGAGTGGTACTCAAGGGTTAGGGCCATTTTAATATCATATGCTGATTTTTTTGTTCGCTCCCATTTTGCATAAAGCGGACAAGTTGAGTCTTGCATCCCGCTTTTCGTAAATCCGCATAAAGAATTTGCACTTCCGTCTTTTACCGAGCATTGATTGAAGGGGCAGTTGAGACATGGCCTTACAAAATTACTATAATTATTTCTCAGAATGTTTTTCATCTGATTGGTAATTATTTTATTTACCCAAGGCTTCAAGGATCTCTGTTGGTCCCATTGGTCCCATTTTTTATATATATGAGCCTTAATTATTTGCTCTACATCTTCGAAGTCAAACCATGCAAGAGAATCCAAAAACCACTTGCCCCTTCTTTTTCTTATTTCAACATCTATTTCTTCGGATTTATCTTCATATCGAAGCTTATTTCTTTTTTGGCCTGCCACGTTTTTTCTTTTTTGGTTTTTCTTCATTCTCCTGCTCAGGAAGAACATCCTTTAAATCGAAGCTAATTTTATCATGCTCAATTTCATAGGCCAGTGATTGTATATCGGGTACGGAATATATATCCGTACCATCAGAGGTAAACTTATCCTCCTCTTGTTCTAATTCAACGCCCCTTTTAGAACTCAAGGGTCTTTTATTAACCCTGGTCTTTGTCGCTACAGAAGTTGCGCTGCCCATTTGCTCCCCGCAACCTCCGCAGAAATTTGGAGGTTTTATGGAATATAAATTTTTAAATCCACATTTCGGACAATAAGTAAATGCCATAACATATTATAAACGATTAATTAATTATATCAAATAACCACTTATAATTCTGGCCTGTCTTCGCATAAACTTTTCTAAATCAGGCTCATCCCTACATTCAGGAAAAGACTCTATAGAGCCTGTATATTCCATACCAAGTATACCTATAATTTTTCCATTTAGAGTTTTTATGGGTACATTATATATTGAGGTAACCCCCTTTGATTTTAACATTTCTTTAAATGGATTATCTTCTATTTTTGTTATATCAAGATATTTGAAATTTTCTGACTTAACTAATTCATGTATATATTGATTAAAGTTGGATATCCTATGATTTTGTGAATTTAGTGCTTCCGCACTAACTCCTGCTTTCACAAATTCATAAGTACAACTAAACTTTTGCTGCCCCCTGCCAGAGAAGAAATGCTCTCCGTTGTGAAATTCAAAAACATACGCTCTAGCACATTCGGTTTGAGATTGAATGTAGCCGAGCGCCTCATAAATATTTACTCCAGACACGGTTGAGCTCTCTACCGTATTTCTTTTTTTGTACTCAAAATGGTTTTTGGCCCACATTGCCAAAACTCCACCTACCGCAGAAATTGTAGACGCGATTATTATTGCAATATTATCAGTCATTTTTAAATGATACACGTCTAGCCAGAAAACAAAATAAAATTATTAAAAATAATATTAATACAAACGCCATGGAAGGCCCTAATGCATCGATAGCTCCATCAGCAGAAGATGCGAGCTCGAACTCTTTTGGTGAGATTTTACTGTCTTCATTTGTGTCAATTTGACTAAACTCTTGATGCTTTGAGGATGGATTTATCTTGACTATTTTATTCGAGCAAGATAGTAAAAATAAACTAAAAAAAATTAAACTTAATTTATAAAGCATTACTTGTCAAGTTCGTATTTTTTATCCCAATCTACATTTCCCTTTTCATCAATATAAGGGGGTTCGGGAATTTCTTCTTCATTCATAGCTCCAGCTACTGCTGTAGCTATTGCTGCGACGACAAATACACCCAAGATTATCCAAGCTATATTATTCTTTTTAGGCTTAGGCTCTGGCTTAGGCTCTGGCTTAGGCTCTGGCTTAGGCTCTGGCTTAGGCTCTGGCTTAGGCTCTGGCTT